CATCATCACCAAGAATACATAATTTTGAAAATATTGCGTCATTAATTATAAAAAATTCTATACCTGTATTTGAATTAGTTGACCAATGTCCATCTAAACTTTCTGAATCCAATTCCATTGATTGACCTTTTCCATTTTCAATTACAGATTTACATTCTTCAAATTGTTCAGTTCATAAATAACCAGTTGTCATAAGATATTCTCTAGTAATAGAATTTCCAAAATCATCTTTTTCTTCAAATTGTTGAAACCAAACATCTGAATCAGGTGAAACAAATCCATAAGGCTTTGTTAAACACTCAAATTTAATACCTTCATCATCAAAGATCATCCTATCTCCATGATCAGCAAAATCTTCTTTATCTTTTTTATAATAACCTACAATAGGCGCTCCACGTAATGTTTTCGCCATTTCTGTAGCAACCTCTTTAGTTATATAACTGTGATTACGATTCTCTCCAATATATAAAACTTTTACTTCACATTTAGACATTAAAGGGTTTATATCTAAAGGCTGTAGATTAATAAATTCTGGAGCTGCTATAGTAGCAATAGATTGATGCATATATATTCCTCCTTCTTTTAATACCCTGTTTGCCTATTTATTTTAATAAAATAAGCATAATAATTTTTTATTTTTGTCCTAGATTTTAACTTTGAGATTCCTTATTCTGTATTGTTTTTTCTGAAACAGATTCGCCTTGAGATTCCTTAGTTGGTCTTCCTCCAGCAGAATTCTCATTTTTATTACTTCCTGTTGCAGCAAGCGCATCTGCATTCATAGTTGAACTCATTAATGGTGGTATAAAGACATGAGCTAAATCTAATAAATCATTTTCAAAGTAAGCATTTGCTAAAATAGAACTTTGTGACTGTCCTAAAGCAATTTGCGGTAACATTTTAGAATATCCTAATTGAGTTTGTTCTTTATATAATTTAGCCATATCTTTATAATTATAAATAGTTGTTGTAAGTATCTGTGCTCTATAATAAACTTTTCTAGGATTTTTATTAAAATTCTTTAATAATGTATTATTAATAAATGACTCAAATTGACAAAGTAAATTATACATTGCCGCCTCATCATTTAAAATTGATTTCTCAAGAGCAATATTACCATCAGTATTGAATTGCATTTGAGAAACACCAGCCTCATTATAAACTGTTCTTTCAACCTTTTCCAAATCATCAACAGTTGTAGTAGTATTTTTATCTGCCATATCTGCAACTTCAACATCTGCAAAAGTAGTTAAAACATCAATACCAATAGCCTTACCTAACATTTTTACTGCATTATTATGTAATTGTTGAGCTTCATCAATATCAAATACCAAATCTCCATTCTTGTCTAATGGCATTTTTTGAATAATAATTTTTAATAACTTTTGTGCCATTTTCTTTCTATCTAATTCTTGTGCAGAATCTAAATCTATAATTGCGGGAATTACTGATATAAGAAATGGAAAATCTTCATCATTCATATTAAATTTAATAGCACTCTCAACATCTAATAAATACCATCCAGAAGTATCTCCCGCAAAATCAGGAACTAATTTTCCTTCTTTATAAAGTTGATATCCTTTTTTAAATTCTTTTGGAAATAAATTTAAAACTTTCATTCTTTGTGTGCTATCCTTAAACATTACATCAAAAAATTTCATATTAAATTCAATTGCAGGTTTATTATTTACTTTAAATCTAGAGCGACAAAAATTTGATGGTAACTCTTGAACAGCTATGTTGTTTCCTTGTTCTATTACATAACCATAATAATTACCATTTTGAATAACTTTTAAAGCCACTTCACCAAAAAATCTTTTTATTTCAAAATTATCTAAGAATAAAAGCACTTTATCAAATGTACTTAAGACTGTTTCATCTTTTACTGCATCTGAATTTATATAAGGAGTAACCATCCAATCATATCTATATAAATATGCCATATATCTACATAGCCTTGCATAAATTCCGCTTGTCTTATAAAAGAAATTTGATATCTCTCTCATAGTTTCATAATCACTATTATTAATAGCATTTAAAACTGTTTTTTTGTCTGCTAATCTTGGATCAATTTTTTTATACATACTATAATTGTCTATTGTAGCATCTTCAAGCGTTTTTGCCCCAACTTTTATTTTAGAAAAATCTATATTTGAATATACATCTTTTTCAGTGTCGTTAAAATCCATTTTAAAGCCTTTTTTCTTTATTTGTTCTACTCTTCTGTTTTTCAAGATTGACACCTCACTATCTTTCATATATCCTATTATATTATACTAAAAAATTTAGATTTTGTCAATTAGTAACCACCTAAAGAATAATATAAATTCATTATATAATCATAATCCATTCTTCCTTCATCTACATAAGGAATTGCTACTAGTATAATATTATGCTTTTGACAATATTCTCTTTTTTTCATATCATTATATTGTTGTTTTCTTAATCCAGATATTCCACCAAATTTACTTTTAGCAACATAATGTTGAATTCCTTGAAATTCTATTAAAAAAGATAAATCGCCATCATCATCAAAAACTGCAAAATCAAATCTTAAAGGATGACCACTTGAACTAACTAAGTCTGGAAAAGAGTACTCTTCTTTAAAATTTAATCCTGCAGAAGATAATATTTCATTAATTTTTATTTCTCCTCTACTTGCTCTCATAATCTCTCCTTTTTTAAAATAAGATATATTATTTCTATTGTAATTTAATTTTATTACAATAGAAATAATCTTATTTCGTCCAATACTAAGTGAAAAACATCATATCTGCAATATTATGTTTTTTTCTTTTCTTTTTTCTTTCTTCCTCTTGTTTTACATAATATAAACCATACTCAAGAGCAGAAAATCTATCTTTAGGTATATTTTTATTATTTTGTTTTAAAATAATATTTACCCCATTATTTTCTTCAATTAAATTCATCATTTGCTCACGGAGATTATCTGTTAACTGGAATGGCATTAATTTATCTATACGCTCCTCCGCAGTCATATTTTGTCCAACTTTAGTCTCCATTAGTTTAATTTTAGCATCTCGTTCTTCTATTAAAAACTTAATTTTTCCGCTACTTAATTGAGTTTGTAAATAACTATGAGCCTCTGTGTTTATTGGTGCATTTGCTTTAATTAAAAACATTGCATCCATTTCCATATCATCTGTTTTAAATTTTTTATATTCTTGTCCAGCCTCATCATAAGTTCCACCTTCAACGCCAAAAGGTGGTAAATATTCTCCAGTTTCTGGATCTTCTTGACCTTGTACCATAAAATCTATTAAACCGATACCTAAACCATTAGCATCAATAGCTATACATCTAGCTTTATATTTATAAAATAATTGTTTAATTTTTATAGCTTGTATACCAAAATGCTCTGCTTCAATACTAAAGAAATTCACTATCGATTTAATTGCTGCTCCTTGCGCCTGTGGGGTTACTTTAATTACCGCAACTTCAGAAGTACAACCTTTACGACCAACATCAATTCCAAGAATATAATAAGCATTTTTGCTAATTCTTTTACTTGCTTCGTATTCTGGTTGAAGAAGAATACGATTTTTATTAAATAATTCAGAAGAATAATATGCTTTTTCTGAATCTCCAGATCAAATGCTTCTATACTCTCTATCAAAAGAAGAAGCATCAAAAGTACCTTGTAATTTTAAATCTTGAATAAAATTTTTAGGTTGTAATCCCTCAATAACTGGTACCTCTCAAGTTCCCCCCATAATCATCACATTGTCTGGTTCCATAATAGACTCTGCCAATAATTCTATAAGCCTTTGATATGCAAAACTATCTTTATAACCAGCTGTTGTTATATAAATTTGAGATTGATTAACATTTTCTTCAGGATGCATACTTCCATCTGCAAGTCTTCTATTAATAACAGTAGTAGGAATGATAATTTCATTTAAAGCTTTTTGATCAATAAGTACACACTCTTCCATTAATCCACCAGTTCTACGTTGTCCTCTAGAACGCTCAAGGGCGGGAAGTATATTAATTTTGCTTCCATTTTTAAAGATATAATTAACATCATCTTTTGAATGTTTTGTCATTCCTCTTGTTCAATCTATTTCTTTATGGAGGGCGGGAATAATTTTACATATTTCTTCAATTTTAGCAACAGTAATAGATGCCGCTTGCTCTTTTCCTCCTGTTGTAATAAACAATTCAACACCAGGATAAAGAATACATCTAAGCATTAAAACCATCATAGATAAAAATGATTTTGAATATCCACGCGGAAATGTAGCATATACTTTTCTATGCCTCATTGCAACTCTTAAAAATATTCTTTGATAATAATAAAATTTAAAAGGACAGTCTTCACCTTTTATATCATCTACAAAAATATCTGGGTACTCTCTATAAAAAGCAATGGCTTTTCTAAGCTCTGGCATACATTCTCTAATTCTTTCTTCAGTCATTTCTGTTTTTTTTAAATTTTTAGAAGAAGAAAAATCTAATATTTTTTGTAGGCTCATATTATTCTTCCTCCTCTAAAGATTCTTTGTCAGTTTCTCTTTGTTCTTCTATACTGTTATGATATTCTTTAAAATCTTCATCAGATAACTCTAAGAATTCTTCTCCTTGCTCTTTTAAAATCTTTTCAGATTGTTCTTGCTCTTGAAGTATTTCACGTTTTTTAATATATTGTTCAATTTGTTTAAATACTGCAGTATCTTCTTCAATTAAAGATTTGGTATATGCTTTCATATCTTGAATATCTTTGTCTGCAATATCAAGAGGAACATCTATATTGTGTCTAGGGATAAAACCATTTTCCTTTTCGCAAAATAATACTAATTCTGAAATAGAACTAAATTCTCCATTTTTTTCTTCTTTGTTTTGTGCTTCTGTAAATTTTGCAGATTTCATCATAGCATCATATACTCTAGATAGTTTTTGATATGTTTCAAAATCCCCAGTGTCAATAGCTTGGTTCATTTTTAAAGAAGTTTTACATATCATTTTTAATGTATCTATGCGGGCTGCCCCCTGTATATCAAAAGAATCCATAAATTCATTATATAGTTGCTCTAAAGAAACTCATTCATCTGCTTTATATGTTCTTCCTCATTTAGTAGCTAAATATATTTTATCCTCATCAGTTAATTCTGTTGCAAAATCTGGTAATAATGATGCATCAATAAAATTTTTTTCATCATAAGGATTATCTACTATTATTGTTGAGGCAATAGGTTGAGTTTCATGTAAGGTTTGGGTACTCATTAAAGTTTTATATTCAGCTTCAGAAATTTCTCCATTTTCAAATCTTTCTGTAAACATTTTCTCATTTTGTGCAGTTAATTCTTTATTTAGTTTCTTTTTTTCTTCTAGTTCTGCTTGTAACCTTTCTGTATCTGCTCATGTATAATCTTTAAATTGTTTTATTCTCATTTTAGAAAGATACTTTCCAATAATAGCTCCTCCATCATTTACCTTATTTGGATCTTTTGCATAAGTTTTATCTATTATTTTATTTCATTCTTCTGGTATATAGGGAACATCAAGTTTTTCTAATATTCAAAAGAAAGTAGATGTATCAAAATTGTTAACGTGCATTGTTAAACACTTTTTACATATATTCATTTTTGCTCCATTTTTATATGTATAAAAATTAACATCATTCATAATTTTATTACATTTTTCACAATATTGTTGTCCTGGATTCATGTTTCTTATACCTCCTTTTTATTGCGGCAGTCCTTACATATAGAGTATCAGCCATCTCGACTTGTTTTATTTTTAGAGAAAAATCTATTATGAGCTAATTTAATCTGTCCACATCTAGAACACTTTTTTCATTTTCCATATTCTTGGTATGTATAATATCATATAAGATATTGCTCTTTTGCCTTTTCCGAAAGTATCTTTGGAATTTTATTTCTTCATAATGAAGATATATATTCAATAGAATGAGTAAAACCATATTTTTCTTTTAATAATTTTTGTATTTCTACATTTTGCATTCCCGCAATTTTATACATAACTAAATCATAATAAAGTGGAAAATTTTCTTTTAAAGTAATATTTATTAAATTGTCTAAATCTTCTATAATATAATAAAAATCATTACTAAACTTGCCTTGTAAACCTGTTTTTAATGAGGTATAGTTACATAAAAGCGCACAAATATGTTCTGGATTAAATAATGTTATTAAACCATCACTTATTGGTTCATTATTCTCATCAAAAGTAATATGTTCTGTAAAATCAGATTTTAATATACTTTTAATAGTATTTGCACAAAACATAGGCGGTTTATAAGAATTTTTTATTAAATATTGCTCTTGATGCATTTCAATTAATTGTTTTTTTAGTTGAAATTTCTTTTTTCCTGTTGCTTCTTTTTCAGCTTTCTCTGTGATTTCTATAGCCTCACGCAAGGGACCTAAAGCGTCGATTTCCGCAATATCTTTTTTAGTAATTGCTATTTTAGGAGTTAATAACACATTTTTATCATTTTCTTTTATTAAATTATATAAACCATCTTCACCATTTTCAAATTTTTCTACTAAACTTTGATAAGATGTTTCTCTTTTATTAACAGTAATCATTCTATTGTCAGTTAAAATATTTTTTTCTTTTTTTTCATTTTTTTCCATTGCAAATACAATATAATCAGATAAAGTATCTAAAAATTTTGAAGTCAATTTATCTTTTGGAATATTATTCATTAAATTTTCTACATATTTAACTCTTTCTGCAGCATCTTTAATTGAATAATCTAATTTAAAATTTTGGTTAACAGAAGAAATCTCCATTGTATTTCCTCCTTTCTTATTTTCCTAATGATATTTTATCACAAAAAATTTTCTTTGTCAAACTCGATTAAAGAATATTAATTGATTATTTAAAAAATTTTTGTTAAAATATATATGTAAATAAAAAGAAAGGTGATAAATATGAATACAATAGATATAATATTGATAATAATTTATATAATTTTAGTAATATTTTATTTTATTAAAGAATTGATTTGGTTTGGAGAAGATATCAATAGTAGAAGAGTTAAGACTGCGGAGATGCTCGCTTGCTGGCAACATATACCGATGGCTTCCGCATTAGATTTTTTAGACTATTTAAATATTTATAAAGCAAGAAAAAAAGAAAGTAAAAAGATATTGTTGATATTTTATAATGAACAAGAGAAAGAAAAGTTTATATATAGTAAATATTATAACAATAAAAAATATATAGTGTTGGGGTTTGATGAAATCGACTGAAATCCTAAGTGTCTTAGGGGTTTGCGCTATTTTAAATGGAAATGTGTAAAAATAAAACAAAATGGTAAAATCACAAAAATATAGAGGCGGACGCTAGCTTAGTGGCGCCATGAAGGGAGGGTTTCCGCAATGAAGAGGATTAGAATAACTAAAAGTGCATTACCAAAGCCAAGCAAGATTGCACAAAGAGGTTTGTATGAAATGATGTGGGGAGCAAAAACTAGAGATTATGGTAAAAGAGTCAAAACGGGTAAGTATTAAAAATTATTTGGAGTGAGGGTGTTCATGAGAACGAAAAAATTATTTGGTGCCTGAAATGTGCTGGCAAAGGTTAATCATCAGTTAATAAATTTACACTCACGTAACACACGCCCCACCTTGTTAACAATCAGTAAAAAGTATTGACGCTTTGCCAAGAAAAAAATTTTTAAAAAAATTGACTAAGGGTATTGACATTTTTTATTTTTTTTTGCTACAATGTTAATGTAATCAATTGAAGGAATTCAAAAGCAATTAAAAAAAATAAAAAAATTTCAAAAAAAAGTATTGACAATGATTTCTAAAAGTGATATACTTAAATCAAGAAAAGAGAAAGAAGGAAATTAAAATGAAAAAAAGAAGAGTTTTAAAAAACAAAGTTGAGAAAGTGTTAATTGGAATTACTTGTATTGCTATTTCTTATATAGGAATGACAGTAGACAATGTAGGAAATAATGTTTATAACTTAACATTAGTTGCTACAATAGGAATTATAATTAGTAATTTAATAGTATTGAATAGATATGGGAAAGGAATTGATGAGTAATGACAAAAGAAGAAAAATTACAAAATGCTATTGATACAATAGCAGCATACAAAGATTATCAAAGAATACAACAAGAGTATAAAGAAATGATGAAAAAAATAGAAGAAATAGAGAAAATGTTAGATAACAAATAAATAATAAAGGGTTTTGGTTGAATAAATAAATAAAGAAAGGTTTTGATAAGATATGAAATATATATTATATGATAAAGTATATGATACATTATGGAAAGGCAATGATAAGAAAGAATTATATGAAGTAATAAATAAACTAATGAGAAGTTATGGAAATAATACACAATGTTATACAAAAGATTTTAAAGAGTTTTATTTGGTAAGATTATAAGGATAGTAGAAAAGGTGATTATAATGAAAAAGATATTTTTAGATTTGGATGGTACTTTAGCGAAGTTCAATGTAAGAAACGCATTAGAAAGATTTGATAAGGAACAAGGGTTCTTTGCTAGATTAGGTGCTTATGTAGGAATTGAGGAAGTCAATAGACTAGCAGGCAATAATAACTTATACATTATTTCCGCAAGTCCTAACGAACAAGCAGACAATGATAAGATGTTATGGATAAATAAATATCTATCAAACATACCAAAAGAAAATATTACTTTATGTAGATTAGGAGAAAATAAAGCGGAAATCATACAAAATAAATATAATATAACAATAAATAAAGAATGTTTTCTACTTGATGATTATACAAAGAATTTAAAGGAATGGGAATCTATTGGAGGAACTGGTATCAAGAGATTAACAACAGTATCTGACAATAGTAGAAAGTTATGGAAAGGCTTAGAACTAAAGAACTTAAGAGAATTAGTTAATATATTATAAAGAAAGAGAGTTGATAAAATTATGATTAATATTATAAAGATTAGTTTACACTAACCTTTTTGTTTGACAATACTTTACACTTGACAGTTTACATGTCAAGTGTAAAATTCTTCGGCTCGCGCGAGGCTGTGGCGAGCCGAGTGTCAACTTTACATGTAAAGTGTAAATAATTTTACACTGACTTGACACAAATTTACATTTATTAAACTTTTCCCAAAAGTGTCAAGTATGTCAAGTATTTTTTTCAGAAATTTTAATTTTTCTATTGACTTTTATTTTTTAACTTGATACAATGGTATCAGTTAAGAAAAAAGCAATTCTTAACTAAAAAAGAAATTAAAAAAAATTTCAAAAAAAGTATTGACAAAGAAAATTAGATATGTTATACTTAGTATGTAATTAAGAAAGAGAGAGATTGAAAAATGAAAAAAATTGATAAAAGAAAAAAATATTTTATGGTACTAGATACAGAAACTTGCCCAATAGATAGAACAATAGAGCAAGTAACTCCAGACAATATGTTAGTTTATGATATTGGCTATTGTATAGTAGATAAGAAAGGAAATGTATATAAAACTGGTAGTTATATTGTAAGTGAAATATTCTTCGGGGAAGAAGAAAAAATGAATAGTAGTTACTATGCTTTAAAGATACCTAAATATTATAAAGAAATAGGCTCAAGTGATAGAAAAGTAAGAACTTGGAGCGAGATATCTTGGCTATTGAGAAAAGATATTGAAACCTATAATATAAAAACAATAGTAGCTCATAATGCAAGATTTGATTTTGGTGCTTTAAACAATACAAAAAAATATCTTAATGCCTATAGTTTATTACCTTATCTTGAGTGGTATGACACCCTAAAAATGGCTAGAAGTGTGTTAGGAAAAATGCCTACTTATAAAAAGTTTTGTGAAGATAATGGATACAAAACAAAAAATAACCAATTAAGATATACGGCTGAAATTATTTATAGATTTATCTCAAAAAATGATAATTTTGTAGAAAATCATACTGGACTTGAAGATACCTTAATTGAAAAAGAAATTTTAAGATATTGTTATAAACAGCATAAAAAAATGGATAAGTTGCTATTTGCTTAGGATAGCAACTTATCAAAAAAAATAAAAAAAAATTAAAAAAACTATTGACAATAATTAAATAAAATGTTATAATTAATATGTAAATAAGAAAGGAAAGTGATAAAAATGAAAAGAAGAAAAAATAATAAAGTAGAGATTAAAATGGTTGATAAAAACGCTATGCAATTTATGAGGACAGCTCAAAACTTAGCAAGAAAAGGAAAAACTAACAAAAAATTACATAGTAATTCAAAAGCAATAAAATATGCAATTTAATTATTGACAAAATAAAATAAAAATGATATAATAATATTACAAAAGGTTAGTAATACAAAAAGTCTTAAAATAAAAAAGAAAATAAAATATTAAAATAGTATTGACAAACCTTTTGAAATATGTTATAATAAATATGTAAAAAAGAAAGGAATTGATTAAAATGGAAAAAAGAACTAGAGTACAATATTGTGATATGTTATTGGCTATTGAGGAAGTAGCAAACAATGAGGAATTGAAAGCATTTGTTGAAAAAACAAAAGAACAATTCATTAAAAAGAACTCAAACAAAGGCAATAGTAAAATGATTGCTATCAACGAAGAAATTACAAACTTAATCATTAGTGAATTAAAAAGACTTGGCGGAAACTTAACAATTACCGACCTAATGAATTCTAGTGAGGCAATTACAAACTACACTTATGTTGACGGAAAAGAAACTAAACGCCTTACTAATTCAAAAATTACTGCTATGTTAAGTCCATTAGTAAGAAGTGAAGAAAACACTGATGGTGTCATCAAAAGAGAAACTATCAAAAAGAAAAGTTATTACTCTGCAATATAGGAAACAGAAATGTCTCCTATTTTTTTTTTTATAAAAAAGTATTGACAAAAGACAAAATGTATGGTATAATTGGCGGCTGGCGGACAGGCGCCTCCAGCCGATTTGCGTGAATGACAATAGCCCTAATAAATTTTATTTTTACATTTTGATTTGAAAGATCTGTAAAAGTTTTCCTAAAAGTAAGAATGAATGCGGCGGTCGTCGGTGTAGGTTTCTATAAGCGATGACTTCCGCAGTATCTATTTGAAAAGTTTAAAAATTTTTAGTATAATATAAATGTAAATAAAATTACAGAAAGGAAACGGAAAACAAATGAAGATTTATGTTTTGATTACAGATGATGGTCAATCTTCAGTAGTAAGTGGCGTTTACTCTTCAAAAGAAAAAGTGTTAAATGCTATTTCCACAGTTTTCAGAGGCGAGAATCTAAATCGTGTAGAAGAATGGGATTTAGATAATGGTTTCGTAAGTTACTTGAATGTATCAAAGAAAACTGTAATCACTATTGAAGATTAACTTGATGTAAGCGCCAAACGAAAACAATCATTTGGTGCCGTTTCCTACAAACCTCGGTGATTTCCGCCAAAAGCCAAATAAAAATGCGGAAATGCCTCATTTCTTATTTTTCACAAAAAAGAGATAGTTAGATGCTATCTCTTTTAATTTGAGCGGCGCGCGAGCTAATGTGAAGCGCCGCTTTACAGTTTACAGTGTAAAATGTAAAGTAAAATGAGCGTAAATTTACATCTGAGAACTGTAAACCTCATTCCTGAAACCTAAAGCGACCACTTCCGCAGTTAACTAATAAGATACTTAAATTTTTAAAAAACTATTGACTTACTTTTGTATCTATGCTATAATTATATTGTAAATGAGAAAGGGAAGTGATAAAATGGATACAATTCAAAAGGCTTTATTAGAATTAGCACTAATAAAAATTGAAGAAAATTTAGAAAATGCTATTGACAATGATTAAATAATATGCTATAATTAATATGTAAATAAGAAAGGAAATGATAAAATGAAAGAATTTAATATTGTAATTACTGAAACTTTACAAAAGGTTGAACCTATTATGGCATCTAGTCAACAAGAGGCTATTGACATAGCACGCAGTCTTTATGACTGTGGAGAAATAGTTCTTGATTATCAAGACTGGGTAACTACCGATTTTAACCTTGACACAACACAACAAGAAATAAAACTTGAAGATACAAAAGAAGATTAAAAAATCTTCTTTTTTTTTTTTTATAAAAAACTATTGACAAAAGGTTGAAAATGTGATATAATTGAGCGGCCGGCGCACGAGCGCATCAGGCCGTTTGACAGTTTACAGTGTAAAGTGTCAAGTAAAATAAATGTAAAATGCTTTACATTTTTTATCAACCTAATTCCCAAAAGTGTCAAGTGAATGTAAACTTTACACTTATTTGACAGATCCCCTTTGTATCACACTTTTTATATTTTGTCAAGTAAATTAACTAAACTTTTTTTAAAAAATTTTTTATTTTTCTATTGATTTTTATTAATAAATTTGTTACAATTATATTGTAAATAAAAAAGAAAAGAAAAAAGATTAATAAAATTTATTAAGATTTTTCTAAAAAACTATTTACAAATGATAAAATATATGTTATACTTATATTGTAAGTGAGGAAAGTCAATAATAAAGTGATTAAAAAAATCAAAGAAAATTAAAAAAAACTATTGACAAAACAAATTGCTTATGATATAATATATATAAGAAAGAAAGGAATTGATTAAAATGGAAAAAATGACTAAAAGAACTATGTTTGAATTATTAACTGCAATGGTTGAGGTATCTGATAACCCTCAAAAAGAAGACCTATTAAAAGGACTTGCTAATGAAATTAAACTACTTGATAACAAAAAAGCAAGAGGTGGTAGAAGTGATAAAATGATAGCCACTAATAAAGCAATTACTGACCTACTTATCAAAGAGTTAACTAATATCGGCACTCCAGTAACTATCACTGACCTAATGAACTCTAGTGAGGCAATATCAAATTATACATATACTGATGGTAAAGAGGAAAAAAGTCTTACTAACTCAAAGATTACTGCTATGCTAAGCCCTCTAGTAAGAAGTGAGGAAAACCCTGAGGGAATTGTTAAAAGAGAAACTTTAAAGAAAAAAAGTTACTACTCTGTAATATAGCGGGAACCTTGCTAGGTGGCAACTATAAAGCCACCTTCCCGCAAAATCTATATAAGAAAGGTGTGATATTATGAAAGATTATATTGAGAAAGGTAGTGTTATCGAAATTACTCTTGATACTGATAAGGTTGTGAAAGTATCTACTAAGTTTATTAATACTATGGTTGAGAAACTAGGAATTAACAAAGAGGACGCAATATTAACTTGGTGTGAAGATGAGGGATACCTAGATAATGAGGAACAAGAGGAACTTGATGCAATAGCAAAACAAAACAAAAGCCACAAGATAGTAAATGCTAAGGCGGAAACACCTACCAAAAAGACACCTAAAGAGAGGGTAAGAAAAGAGAACCCAACTAAGGCACTAATAATTGAGGAAATAGCTAAAATACTACCAAACTTCGCTACTAATGTAGAAATTGAAAACAAAGAAAAAATTATCACTTTTGATATGAATGGTGAAAGTTTTAAGATAGATTTAGTACAAAAAAGAAAAAAGAAAGAAAAATAGAGAGAAATCTCTATTTTTATTTCTAAAATTTAAGATTATTTCCTAATTTGGTGCAAAAATAGAGTAAACTGTGAGTATTTTATCGAAAATACTCATTTTTTTATGTAAAAATGTCAAATTATGTAAAATAAATGTAAATTTACACCTAAATATGTAAACTTTACACATGACACACCTGGCGGGTCGCCGAGGGTCGGCCAGACCCGTGGAAATCTATCTAGACCGCCTATACGAATTTTTTTTCTAGTTGTTTGATGCGGCAGTCACCGCTATAAACTCCTAAAACCTCAATCTAAAATCTATAAGCGATGCCTGCCGCATTTGATTTTATTATTAATTTATATTATAATGCATTTGCACTGCGTGCAACGCAAAGGCATAAAAAAAGACTATTTTACAATAGCCTTACCTCTTTAATCTCCATTCAGGAACTTTTACTGGAATACTATGATACTTTTCTTTAAATTCTTTCAACGCCGCCTTGAAAGCATTCTTTTCTTTAGTAACATCTTCCCCTTGCTCTTGTCGATAGAAAGCATTAGCTGCCTCTTGTTCTCCTATCTGATTGTGGTTAAGAATAGTAAACCAAGCATCTAGATCTTTTTGAGACATCTTCTTATAAGTATCATAATATACCCAATAATAATTATCACTTTTTTCACCATACTTTTCCATTGCTGGACCTACGTATCTTTTAGCAACAGCCTCATCACTAATATGATTGTATCTATCCATTCCAAAATCCATTATTGCTTTTCTAGACATATGTGCTTTACTTTCTGGAGTAAATTCTTTATGTAGGTGTAGTTTTACATAATTAGAATAGTCCTCTTGCTTTTGTTTTGCCCTTTCTTCTTTATTATAGGATTTACGCGGCAATGGCTTATAGTCTCCATAAACTTCGTTAATCTGAATACGAATAGGTTTACCTTCAAGAATTTCATAATCATAGAACTCAGTTAGCCAATCCATTAAATCTTCTCTTCTTCTTTTGTATTGTCCTATTGAAATATTTAATAATGGTAAAAGTTCTTCTTTTAGTTTGTAGATTTTCTTTTGAATCATTTTCTACCCTCCTTTCTAAAAATTTTTATTACCCAGGTCTAGGAACATCTGGTACAAAAGTTTGTCAATACTATATTAAAAGAACACTATTGACAAACTTTTGTTACCGATTTTTGTTACTCTTATTGGTAACATATATTATTCAAAAGTAAAATAGAATAAATATCAACTTCTGCCCATTATTTTTAAAAGTTGTTCATTTTTTTGGAGAATGCTTTAATGCAAAAGTAAACAACTAATACTTTTGCTATCTAGATTAATGATTGCCGAACCTTTGGTGAAATTTTTGGGTACTTAAAGTATAAAAAATAGCCAAAGATGTGCGGAGGTACTCGCTCTAAGTTTCTTTAGCGATGCCTGCCGCATTTATAGTGAGCTATCGTTAAAACCCTGTCGGCCGAAGCCCAACCCTTTCCGCAGATTTCTGGTTGTTTGAACCCTATTGAGCTCTTGTTTTATAATTCCCGAAAGGAGGGATGGAAGGATCTTCTCCAGCTAAAGCTGTCGAATCCCTTCTAAGCGAGCAAGCTCGCACAATAGCCTAAGATAAATGCAGAGGTGGCCCCTTATGATTCCTTTAGCGATGACTACCCCCTCAAAAAAAAAAAAAAAAAAAAGACATACTTTTCCATTATAATAATTATAATATATTTTTTCAAATAAATCAATTATAATTTTATTTTTGCCCTATGGTTGCTTCAACTCTGGAAATTCTTTATTTTCCATAGTTTTTGAAGAATTGTGGATAAGGGGTAACGATAAGGAGGATTTGAAAAAAGAAAAATAAAGGCGGTCGGTGCCACCTCAATTCCATTAAATCCATTAAATACATCAAATTCCACTAAATTTGTTTAATTATTATCTTTCATTATATTAAGTTATATCAAACTATACCAAATTATTGTTTTCCTTTTCTTCAACTATCTCTGTTTCTTCTATGCCTCTAAGCATATCTAAAATACCAAGATCTATTATATTTTCTCTTTCTCCTGGATTTATATCTAACTCATTTAGTTCTTCATATTTTACTCTATTCTCTACTATTTCATAAATTAAATCTTTAACTTCAGTTTTATCCTTAATTATAAACTCCTTAAACAATCTTAAATCTATACTTTGTTGTTCTTCATCTTTTTTATTAAACTTATATTCATAGAGACAATGCTTTACTTTACCTTCTTTGTTAAATATAGGTCTCAAGCTCTCTATCAAATATTTTTCTGTATACTGAATATCAAAATCGCTTTCTCCTTTATACAATAGCACATACTCGTGCGGATGCTCCTTTAAAAAATTATACATCTCAAGTTGAGTAATATGAGGCAATGTTTCTCCTCTAACACAACTTTCGTGTTCTTTTTTTCTTGTCTCTAATCCTCTTTTACTTTTCCCTACATAAACTAGTCTTCCCTCAGAAATAATTCCATAAACTACAAAATTATTGCCTTCATCTTCTTTATTAAAATTATAATACTTCTTTACATTTATTAAATAATTACTTATCCATTTTCTTACAGTTCCAATTGTAGGATGTCCATCTTCAGTTGGTAATTGTTTATATACCTCTAAAGTAATTTTATCTACTCTTAATACATAATTATACTGGGATACAATATCATCTACTATACCCCTATAAACTTTCTTGCATTCTTCTATACAATTAGTCTTACTCATATTCTTTAAAACTCTCCTTTTTTCTCCAGGATCTCATTTTCCAGAGCGTAGCTCTGGAAAATTTTTTTTCTCTGGAAATTCTTTCTTATATTATATTGTTTTCCATAATCACAGTGGAAAAGAGTATGGAAAATATTCTTTAAATTCTCTGGAAA